GGCGGCCCTGCCGGGCCACCCGGTGCTCGCCTTCGCCGATGCGCCGGAGCAGTTGGTCGAGCTGAGCGAAGCCGGCCCGGAGCTGGATGTCGTCCAGCAGGGCGACAAGCTGCGCGTGCGCATGCTGCCGGTGATGAACGTGGGCCACGACGCCGCCGCCCCGCGCTGGGCCGGCAGCGCGGCCGAGCAGAAGGAGCTCGACGCACTGCGGCTGGTGTGCGTGGTGCGCGACACGCCGCAACGTGCCCGGCTGGTGCGCCTGACGCCGGCGCAAAAGCGCGTCGCCCAGCTGCTGGGCCCCGAGGGCCTGGAGATCCCGCGCGAGGGCATGGCCCAGCTGCAACAGGTGCTCGCGGGGCTGGGCTCGCATTTCCGCATCCATGCCGACGACGACGCCACCGCGCAGGCCGCGCGCGAGCTGCCGGCGGCGGCCAGGCTGCGCGCCGAGCTGACGCCCGCCGGCGCGGGGCTGCAACTGCGGCTGGTCGCCGCGCCTTACGGCGACGACTACCGCGCCGAGGGCCCGCGCCTCGTGCCCGGGCACGGGCGCACGCGCATCGTGGCCACGCTGCGCGGCGAGATGCTCGGCGTGCAGCGCGACCTCGTCGCCGAGCAGGCGCACCTGGACGCCGTGCTCGACGCCTGCCCGTGGTTGCCCGCGCCCGAGCCCGGTGCGCCGTGCGAGTGGCAGCTGGACGACGCCGAGCACGCGCTGGCGCTGGTGGAGGCATTGCACCGCCTGGCCGGCGCCGTGCAGATGGACTGGCCGCAAGGCCGGCCCTTGCGCGTGGAGGCGGCCGGGCTGCAGCAACTGGTGCTGCGCGTGCACACCCGCCAGGAATGGCTGGCCGTGCAGGGCGAGATCGAGTTCGACGAAGGGCTCGTGCTCGGGCTGCAGCAGCTCATCGGCGCGGCCGACAGCGGCAGCCGGTTCGTGCCGCTGGGCGAGGGGCGTTACGCCGCTTTGACCCAGGAGCTGCGCGAACGCCTGGCGGACCTGGCGGCGGTCGCCGAGGCCCAGCGCAGCAAGGGCGACGACCTGGCCAGCCTGCGCATCCCGAGCGTCGCCGCGCCCTGGCTGCAGGAGGCCATGCAGGGCGCGCAGGTCGAGGTCGACAGCGGCTTTGCAGAGCGCTTGCGCCGCCTCGACGAAGCGCGCCGCGTCGTCCCCAAGTTGCCCCCCACGCTGCAGGCCAGCCTGCGGCCGTACCAGGAAGAAGGCTTCGAGTGGGCCATGCGCCTGGCCCATGCCGGCCTGGGCGCCTGCTTGGCCGACGACATGGGCCTGGGCAAGACGCTGCAGGCGCTGGCCGTGCTGCTGGCACGCGCCACCGCCGGGGCGGCGCTGGTGGTGGCGCCGACGTCGCTGATGGGCAACTGGCGCGCCGAGGCGCGGCGCTTTGCGCCGGCGCTGACGGTCGACATCTACGCCGAAGGCGGCGCGCCGGGCGAGCGGCAGGCGGCCATCGCCGCGGCCGGTGCCGGCCATGTGCTGCTGGTGTCGTACCCGATGCTGCAGATCGATGCCGAGGCGTTCGCTGGGCGCGAATGGGCCACGCTGATACTCGACGAGGCGCAGGCCATCAAGAACGCCGCGGCCAAGCGCAGCCAGGCGGTGTTCGCGCTCCAGGCCGGCTTCCGGCTGGCGCTGTCGGGCACGCCCATCGAGAACCGCCTGGGCGAGCTGTGGTCCATCATGCGGGCCTGCAACCCCGGGCTGCTCGGCAGCTCGGCTCGCTTTGCCGAGCGCTTCGCCGGCCCCATCGAGCGCCAGCGCGACAAGCACGCCCAGAAGCAACTGCGCAGGCTGATCGCCCCCTTCGTGCTCCGGCGCACCAAGGCGCAGGTGCTGGATGATCTGCCGCCGCGCACCGAGCTCGTGCTGCGCGTGCGGCCAGACGAGACCGAGTCCGCCCACTACGAGGCGCTGCGCCGCGATGCGCTCGTGTCGGCACAACGCAGCCTCGAAGGCGACGCACCCGGCCAGGCGCACCTCAACGTGCTGGCGGGCCTGACCCGGCTGCGCCGCGCCGCCTGCGACCCGCGCCTGGTGAGCCCGCACCTGAGCGCCCAGGGCGCCAAGGTCCAGGCCTTCAGCGAGCTGGCCACCGAACTCGTGGCCAATGGCCACAAGGCGCTGGTCTTCAGCCAGTTCGTCGATTTCCTGGCGCTGCTGCGCGAGCCGCTGGACGCCGCCGGTATCGCCTACCAGTACCTCGACGGCGCCACGCCCTCGGCCGAGCGTACGCGGCGCGTCGATGCCTTCCAGGCCGGCGAGGGCGACCTCTTCCTCATCAGCCTGAAGGCCGGCGGCTTCGGCCTGAACCTGACGGTGGCCGACTACGTCGTGATCGCCGACCCGTGGTGGAACCCGGCCGCCGAGGACCAGGCCAGCGGCCGCGCCCACCGCATCGGCCAACAGCGCCCGGTCACCGTCTATCGGCTCGTCAACCAGGGCACGCTGGAAGAGAAGATCCTCACCTTGCACCGCGACAAGCGCGAGCTGGCCGACCTGCTGCTCGAAGGCACCGACGGCTCGGCCCGCATCCCGCCGGCCGACGAACTGCTGGCCTTGATGCGCGCGGACGACGACACCGCCGGCCTGTACGAGTAGCCCGCCCGCTTTGGGCTAGAATGCGCGGCTTCACCCAGTGACCACGGGTGCCAGAGAGTTCAGGAAAGGTGGCAGAGTGGTCGAATGCACCGGATTCGAAATCCGGCATACGGGTCCTCCCGTATCGGGGGTTCGAATCCCCCCCTTTCCGCCAGTTGTGTGGGGAATTTTGACCGAAACGCTTATGCGCGCCGGCCGATCTTCCCCACCGCCTCGGCCAGCTTGACCGCGGTAAGGTGGCTGTAGCGCTTGGTGCTGCGTGCATCGCGGTGACCGAGCACCTCGCCGACGACGAACAGGTCGACGCCGGCGTTGACCATCTCCGAAGCGGCTGAGTGGCGCAGATCGTGGAAGTGGTAGGCCTGCAGGCCGACCTTCGCCCGGGCCCGCTCCCAGGCGCGCTGGATGGTGCTCTTGGGCGCCGTGAGCGGCAGCTTGGTCAGCAGATGACGGATCTTCGGGTGCGCCGGGACGGCGCGCCGATCGCCGTTCTTGGTGTCGGGCAGGACGAGCAGGCCATCTTCTGGCTGCACGCGCAGCAGCTCGCCCAGGCGCAGGCCGGTATAGAACGCTACGCGGATCGCAATCTGTGTTTCCCAGTGCGTGCACGCGCGGCAGGCCTGCAGCATCTGCTGGCGGCTGAGGTAGGCGTGGCGTTCGTTGCGCACGACGGGCAGCACCATCTGCGTAGTCGGGTCCTGGGAGCACATCCCGTGCTTCTTCCAGGCCCAGCGGCATGCGGCCTTCAGAAGTGCCAGGCGGTTGCGGATCGTCGCGTCGCTGAGCGTCGTCCCCTCGCGAGATCCTTCGCGCGCTTCGGCGATCGCGCGGGCCACCTGGGGCAGTTCCGACAGCTTGCGACCGGTGTAGGCCCAGGCGATCTCGTTCAAGTGCTGCTCGGCGGTCTTGAGGCTCTTGAGGTGCTGCTTGTCCTGCAGGTAGGCGAGCACTGCCGTGTCGATCAGGCCGTCTGCTTGTTCGAGACCAACCGCAAGGGCATAGAGCCTGGCGCTTTCCCGCCGGTCGTACGCGTCAGCTTGGGCTTGAGTCCAGCCTTTCGGAAGTAGGCGGAAAGATCGGTGTCGGCGGCCTTCAATGTAACGGTCGAAGTCGTACCGCCAGCGCTTGTTGCGGGTGTCCCAGGAGATCGGCATGACTGGCGGAAGGTTTCGATGTCGGCGGGGTCGAAGCGTACCGCACGTCCGATCTTGAAGCCGGCCAGGCGGCCGGCATGGAAAAGGTCGTAGACCATCCGGGCACTGATGCCCAGCTGCTTGGCGGCTTCGGCGGCGGTGATCATGGGTTGTCCCAACGCCCGTCTGGCCTCGGGTTACAACCCTCCGGCATCACTCTGCAGATCCAACCTCCGGCGCGCGCGTCTGCGGCCTCTTGCAGGGCGTCTTTCAGTGGCTGAGGGGGGCTGTTCCACCACCAGTCGGTGGGCGGAAGTCCAAAGGCGAGGTCGATCCAGACTTGAAACAGTTTCGGCTCGGTGTCAGCCTCCATCGGATAAGCTGATACCTGTCGTTCGACTACGGTGGTCATCGCGGCACCCCGTCTGCTACCCACTCGTTGCACCGCGCCTCGGACCAGTTCGCCGCCGCGATCGCGGTGGGCCGGTCGACTATGGCGGCCAGGTCGTCCATGTAGCCCACGCCGGCCTTGGCCAGCTGGTACTCCGGCCCGGTGAACACGGCGCGGCCGGTGCGGCCGTAGCGCTCGACAACGGCGGCCACGAGCTCGAGCTGGTCGCGCATTTCGGCCTCGCCAACCTTGAGCAGCTCGGCCACGCGCGACCAGGTCAGGCAGCCGCCGACCCATTGCCATAGGGTGTCCTCGTCGGCTTCGCCCTTGGCCAGCGTGTCGAGATTGACATGGTGAGCCAGGCCGAGATCACACAGCTGGTCGACGGTCAATTTCGGCCGCAGGCCGCGGGGTGGCAGTGCGGTGACCATTCGTCTTTTGCAGCGTTTTCGCATGATCGATCAGGTAGCGTCCGCGTCGAAGACGGCGGACGGTCGGTCATACTCGACCACGCGGCCCTCATGAACCTGCCAATCGGGAGCAGGCTTGAAGCTGCAGGAATCGGCACGCAGAACGTAGTGGATTTGGCAGCCGGCGATCACCAGTCGACCGATCCTGAGATACCAATTCGTGCTTCGACCGTTCGGCTTTACCCCGAGCGAGGCCTCGGCCGTATCCACACCGTGCACCGTTCCGAAGGCGGCGCGGTATTGCCGACCGTCTGGTGCGTAGAACCAGTTGTCAGTGGTCACGATGACCTTCTGACCAACAACGATCGTGGTATGAGGGTTCATGCAAAGCGAGGGGTCGACCCATCGGCGTGCCTTGTCCTCGAACGCCTCCCTCTCCCCAACACCGGCCGGCGCCTGTGTTGGGGATGGGGCGAAGAGGGTCAGGGCACCGCAAACATCAACGGCCATCATCGCCATGTTCGCGACGTCAGCCGCGTACTCGCAGACGTTCGGGATGTGGTTGTCGCGTACCGCCTTCGCTAGCTTGGCGGTGTGGTAGTAAATCTCCAGCATCACCGTTTCGCGCGACATGGCGAGCCATCCCGGACGATCGCCTTTGCCGGCGTTCGCGTGGAGCTCCTTCTCCATCAGAGCCACGAACGGGCGCAGCACCTCGTCGTACTTCCCCGCCGGCTCGTTCAGGCGCTCTATCAGCTTCTCCATGTCAGGCCTCCTCGCGCTGCCACACGAACTCGCTGCACGCCGGCAGGGCCTCGCACATGGCCAGGTCGCGCTGTGCCACGCAGCCCTCGCAGCCGCCGGACGCGGGCTTGGCCACGGCCACCAGGCGGATCTCGCCGCGCACGCGGTTGAACAGGGTGGCCGTGCGCGGCACGGCGGGGGTGTCTTGCGGGGTCATGCTTGCTCCATCGCGTCGACCAGGTCGCCGCCGGTTGTGTTGCTCCCGCCGGCGCAGCCGGCGTCGTCCTTCTGTTCTTGGGCTTCCCCGCATGCGGGTGCCGCGGCCTTGCTCTTCTTCGCGCGCTTGCCCGTTGCCGAGTTCTTCTCGGCCGCTGCCTCTTCCCGCGCACGCGCAGCCGGTGAAGGGGTAGAAGCGCCATCGGCGCCGGATCCAGCAGGGGCGGTCTGGACTTCGTGCATCGCCTCCACGAAGGAAATGACGCGGCGAGCATCACGCAGGGCCGGCGGTGGGGCTTCGCTCGTCAGGTAGAGCGTGTTCCCAGACTTGAACTTGATCGGGTCGCGCAAGACCTGGCCGTAGAGGCTGAGAGGAAAGCCGGCGTCGTCTTCGCCGACAACCTGCGTCAGCTTGAAGTGGCGGCGCAGTTGCTCGCCATGCAGGCTTTTGCCGCATCCCTGCGGTCCGTGGATGATGATGCTCATGGGTAGGCTTTCGTGAGGGCGCCATTGACACAGTGACCACGCTCGCGCGCGGCGTTGGCCAGCCGGGCGCGGTCGGCATGGCTGTGGGTGGCTTGGCGGAGCAAGCCGAAGTAGCTGTTGACGCTGGCGTACACCTCGTCCGGCGGTGTGTGGCGCACGCGCTCGATGGCGCTGGCCAGCGTGCGTGGACGGGTGGTGCGGCGGTGCGGCCGGATGACCTGGCCGACGAAGTCAATGCCGCGGTCGACGGGTTGCAAGATGGTCTTGCTCGGGTTCAGGCGCAGGTGCAGGCCGTGCTCGAGCAGATGCTCGATGTCGGCCTTCGCGGCGTTGAGCCACTGGGCGCTTTGGTGCAGCAGGACGAAGTCGTCGACGTAGCGGATGTAGTGCGGGGCACGCAGCTTGTGCTTGACGTGCTGGTCCAGGTCGTTGAGCAGCACGTTCGCAAAAAACTGACTGCTCAGGTTGCCGATGGGCAGGCCATGGCCGGCTGGGGCGTTGAACAGGCTTTTGTGTGGAGGCACCAGGGTGAGCAGTTCACGCTGGCCACGCACGTCGACGTGCTCGCGTGGGTCGTGCATGAGCACGGTATTGGCCAGGGCCAGCCACCAGGGCTCGGTGACCTTGCGGGCGAGCTGGGCCTGCAGCACGCGCTTGTCGATGCTGACGAAGAAGTTGGCCAGGTCGGCCTTGAGGTAGTAGGCCGGGCGCTGCCAGTTGCGGGTGATGCTGCGCACCTGGTGGTCCAGGCGTCTGCACGCGTAGAGGGTGCCGCGGCCCGGAATGCACGCGCAGCTATCAGCGGTGAATGCAGCGTGAAAGCGCGGGCTGATGTGGTTGTAAAGAAGGTGGTGCACGATGCGATCGCGGAACTCGGCGGCCCACACTTCGCGCGGACGCGGCCGGGTGATAACGAAGCAGATGGAGCGGCCGGGGCGGTATTGGCCCGCGGCCAGCTCGTCGTGCAGGTCGCAAAGGTTGCGCTCAGCGCAGACTTCGAAGGCCTTGGCGCTGGCGCTGTTGCGCTTGGTGCGGCGGCAGTCGAGCCAGGCCTGCACCAGGCGCTCGAACAAGTCGGGATCGGCGGACGGCACGCACACGGGCCTCGTAGCTCGTGTCGTTGTTGTTCTGGTTGCCGTTGTTGAAGTTCTGATTCCAGGCGTAGGCGCCGTTGTCGCGCTATCTACGTCGCCGGACCGAAGGCGATACTGCTGGCCGATCAGCTCGGCGACTGCACCGGACTCGGCCCGCACGGTGGCGGCGGTATCCGTGGTGTGCATGGCGGTGCCCTCGTGAGGCAGCGGCGCGACCCGATTCACATCGCGCACGGGCATGTGGGCCTTGACCGGCATGCTTCAGGCGCTCCTGTTCGTAGCGGACTTGTGCCAGCCGGTGGCCTGCTTACCGACGCTGTCGAGCAACTGCACGGACTCGGCCCACAACTTGGGCGAGACATAGCGGCTGTCGTGACTGACGCGCAGCAGCACGGTGATGGCGCGCTGGTGGGTGAGCACCTTGGCCAGGTAGGCCGCGCGCTCAGCGTGCTTGGTGGCGTTGGCCAGCGCCATCAGGTCGAGCATTTCGACGCAGTGGGCGGTGACCTTGTCGCCCAGCGACCGCTTGACCTGGCGGGGCATCTGCTCCTGCACCTTGAAGGCCAGGGAAAGCAGCTTGGTGCCGGTGCGGTAGATGGGCAGGTCGGTATGCAGGGCCACGGCGGCTTGGTCCTTAAAGGATCAAAGGATCAAGCCGTGACTCGGCGGACGGCACGCACACGGGCCTCGTAGCTCGTGGCGGTGTCGTACTGGCTGCCGCTGAGGAAGTCCTGATACCAGGCGTAGGCGCCGTCATCTTTGTAGGCCTCGCTGGACCAGTAGTACGCCCCTTCGAACTGGCTCTTCAGGTTGGCGAACAGCAGGCT